CAGCTGAAACATGTGTTGGAATTAAATCAAAGCCTCCCAATGTAATTTCGCACACTTATACCCTGTTTTTAATGCCCTAGCGACTGCGTTTTTATCAAGTCCAAACGCTTTAGAGGCCGCGGCGGCACTTGAAAAAATATCTCCATTACTGTTTTTGACGCGAATAGATAAAGGGTGCGTTTTGTTTCTGCAATTTTCTGCATGGGTTACCCATCGGCAGTTACTTGGTGAATATCCGCTATTATTATCAATTCGATCTAGTTCGAGCTTGGTATCAAATGAATCACAATCAGCCCAGCGTTTAAAATTTTCATAATTAAGCCACTCTTGGCAAACTGTGATCCCTCTGCGTATATATGGCTTATTTTTATCCTTACATCTAGATAACATCTGCTGCCATTTCCTGTAAATCTCATGGCCCTTAGTTCCCTTTGCGTGACTATCTCCATGAGTAGTTGATGAATCTCTAAGCTTTCCTGATCGTTGGCATCCGCAATCTTTAGTGTTTCCACTTTTAAGATTTGGTCGTGTGACCGTTGTTATTCTTCCGCAAAGTAAACATTTACAATCCCATTTAGAGTTGTGACCCTTAATTGGAGATTTGCCTAGAACTTGAAGATTGTGAAATGTAATTCCTGTTAGATCCATAATAGAAACATACATCCACTTAATTCGAGTCAACCGTTTCTCCACTTTGTAGCAGCCCAGTAACCTGCTGACATCTTGCCTTTTTTAATGTTCTTCTCATGTCGAGCAAAAAACGATTCACGGCGGTTCTTGTCAGCTTCACTTTCTCCTTTTCTAGGAGGTGAGCCGCTGACACCCTGCTGTCCAAAGCGAATGGTCTTCACCTGGTCGCCTTGCTTTGCCACGACGACATGGCTTTTCGTGGGATGGGATGGCGTTCTCTTCGGCTTGTTGTAGCCGGAAACGCCAACTCTTGCTAGACGTGGGTCTTTGCTCATGCCAAACGCTAGTTTGCCCTTGATTGGGTCGCAAGGGGGAGGATAATAGCGCAAACAAGGTTCGTGTTCTAGCAGGACGTGATCCGTCCCACTGACTCAAACCCACTGAGGCCGACGTTCCTGCTAGACGTCGGCTTCTTTGTTTTCGGGCATTCTCTCGCCTGACAGAAAGTTGTAGTGACCCTGAGTTGGGCAACGCGGGCAACTGGAGAGTTTCGGCGTGTAATGGACAGCAGATCAGTTACACGAAAGGCGCACTCGAAAGAGTGGGTTGCGCTCGATGCCGTTTTAACCTGTGTGCTACTGAGCCAGCCGAGCAGGAAGGCAGCGAGAACATGCGAAGGGACCCCCGATTCCTATACGGAAGATGGAACTCAGAGTATGGCAATGACCAGTAATGGGATTGCTATGCTCTGAAACAGCCCTCAAGCCTGCCAGAAGGAGGAACTTACTTCTGCAGCATGTAAAAAATGCGATGAAGTCGATCATTACTCTGAGTTCTTTGAATCCAACATGTCCACGATGTCATGTTCTACCATGCGGAGTGCCCCAATGGCTTGATAAGCAGTCAAATCCGATTCTTGGCCGTAGCGTCGAAGAACGCTTCGAACCTCATGCCTTAGCATGGCTCCTGCATCAGGGTTTGAACCGTCTCCCCATTCCTGCTCCCATGCTCTCATCGTGGCAGCGGCCAAACCATATTCCCCATCGAGCCTAGAATCTTTGTGACCTTTTAGGCGCTTTCGCACATCTTCGCAAACAGGGCATTGGTAGCCCATTAGGCCAATGATTTGGTGTATTATTTTTTTCATAAATGCTTCTCCAGCTCCTCTTTCGCTAACATCCACTCTTCACCGGTCTTCGCCACCTTGACCCGCCATTCACCGTTCCAGCCGTCCTGATCAGCACCAGGGTAAAGCGGTTGCAACAAAGTGCCCTCCTTCAAGACCACCTGCTTCAGGCCGTCAAGAGACAGAGCAAGCACGTTTTCCCGCAGTTTAACCGCACCTGGCAGACCGTAGGGCATAAGTCATGGTTTCTATTCAGGGTCAAAAAATAACCTCTAGCCTGCCAGGGTGATTCACGCGTCTCATCCCCCGGCTAGAGGGTGCCCAAGAGGGGCAAAGGGTTAAAGCTTTCCAAGCCTTCTAGGCTGATATTTGCTCACCAGGGCGTTTCCGTCATACCTCACCGGTATAACCATCCCTGGTGTAAAATAGCGGCTGTCCTTGCAAAGGCAGATGCAGTCACTACCCTTGTGAGTGACTAGCAAAACTCGCTTGTTCGCGAAACGAGTGTGCTTCACCACGGCTGTCTCCGACTCGGCCAAAAGTCGAGCTAGACCAGCGTCACCTTTCGGTAGCTCAGGCTGTGCAGGAGGCTCTGAAACGGCCTCCTCTAGCTCAGGCTCGATCGCTTCATCCTGCGCCACTGCTGTCGCATAAAGCTCTTTCGCCTTAGCTTGACCCGCTGGGGTGAGATAGGTCTTGTTATACCGGCCTACCGTCCAGTGTTTACCTTGCTTGAGCTGTGCCTTTAGTGCTTTGGCATCCGCACCAAGGCTAGTGGCAATCTCGTCTATTGGAATGGCTTTAGTTGTTTCCATGAGTCACCCCCTTAGCGTTAGTCTCCAAAAGATCAAGGAGAGTTTCAATTTCCTCTTGCAGTTCGTCGAGCACTTCCTGATCCACAGGATCGTTGGTTTCTTTGACGTGGTCGAGGAGCACCAGGACTTCCAGGAAGGCAGAATGACAGCGAGAGTGTAGGGTGGGAGGCATGTTAAAGCAAGGGTTGAGAGGCTAAAGCGGCAGAGATTCGAGCGTCAGCGATCTTAAAGTATTCCTCCGAAAGCTCGCAGCCAATGAAGCGGAAACCTTCCAGCATCGCTGCTTTCCCCGTGCTGCCAGAACCCATGAAAGGATCAAGCACAACGCCACCAGGAGGCGTAACCAATCGGCAAAGGTAGCGCATCAGGTCAGTAGGTTTGACGGTTGGATGGATGTTTGCACGCAATGTGGAGTATTTTGCCTCTTCGCTTTCACGCGGTCCATTGACCCTCATATTGTTACCCAGGTCAAACCCCTCCAGCCCCTCATCCCGATCCCGCTTGCTCGCCTTCGCGCACTTAAAGAACCGGGCGGCATCGTTTAGCAGTTCCGTCACCTCCTCGCTGCCGTCGTGGATCAGGTTGGCGGGCCAGCGACCGCCAGGCTTATACATGGGCACTTCTTTGCCAATCATGCTGCCGACAAAGCCTTTCCCCACGGCAATACCTGTTCCTTCGCTTTGTTGCCGATGTATGGCTGTAAGGTCTACATCGGCATCGTGCTCGATCCTGCACCCATCCACGTTGAGTGCCCCGGTGCCATGCTCCAGCACGTTGGCGGCCACGGTGCCGATAAGCGGCTTGCGGGCAACGGTGATCGGTTCCATCGCGGGCTTTAGAGCGGTGCCCCAGCCTTGCCACTGGCGGGCGGCGTCGGTGGCGGGGCTTGTTTCCGGCGGACGAGTTGGTTCACCGTAAGTGTTTGCTCGGACTAACCCGCCGCGATCCGCCCATGGGTTAGGACCAACCACCTCGCGATCGACCCCCGCCGCCTTGTCGATTGCCTTGCTTACGTCCAGTGACTTCGGAAACCCTGAACCATAGACCCAGGCAATCATGTCGCGTATTTCGAAACCGGCGTCCTCGATGCGCACGGCCATGCGGTGCTGCGTCCGGGTGCCAGCAAACGCCAGCAGGTGGCCGCCAGGCTTCAGCACACGCAGGCACTCTTGCCAGAGTTCAACGCTGGGCACGTCGTAATCCCACTTTTTGCCCATAAACGACAAGCCGTAAGGGGGATCGGTGACAATGGAATCGACGCTGCTGCCTGGCATCGCTCGAAGGGCGGCTAGGTTGTCGCCAAGGTGTAGGGTGTAGGGAGGCATGTTGATAAAAGCTATTTCGTGAACATCAGGGCTTTTGCAGAAATTTTCCAGAGGTGGTTACTCATCGAGCTTTTTCAAGCTGCGCTAAATTCAGACCCCCTCCCCCCATCTTGCGACTCAGCAAGGCAGCACTGTTGAGACTCAGCTAGCTTGCTGTGGCGTAAATCGTTGATCTTCATGGCGTTACTTTGTGTCGGGTCACTTCGCATTACGCTTATTGTTTGTAGTTAATCCCTG